AAAAAAAAAAGAAAAAAAAAAAAAAAAAAAAAAAAAAAAAAAAAAAAAAAAAAAAAAGAATAAGAGAAAAGGAAGACCAAATAGCACCGAAAGATGCTACCCGCACTTCCCGCATTTCTCACACCAGAAAACGTATACTATTCACACTATTCCATATAAGTTACAAAATGTCGCGCAATTCAAAAAGTGAACAAAGACCGAAGGTTGCGTAAGATACCACCACCGTTCTTACTTCTCACAGGATATTCTCACACTACTCGCAGTATTCCAGACACAAGTTGCATCATTCACAACATTCAAAAAGTGAACAATAGACACAAGTTGCATAATTACCCCAACCAAAAAAAGAGGTTTCACGAGTATTAGCACTTTCAGTGGTGTAACCAATTTTTTACGCAACTTAGGGTGTCGCAAAGTTGCATATTTCACGTGTAATGGGTGAAGGAAGAAATATAAGATCAAAATGTAGCAACTTTGAGGCACTTCACGTGCAAAACAACACTGATTACAAAAACTTACCCCAAAGGGCAACCGGAGATCAAAAAAGGTGCAAATGCGCCGGTTGCGACTTCAGAGCGGTAGCTGAATCAGATTTCTGCGCCATGCATAAGCCTGAGAAGTTATATGACTTCACGAGGGTGAAAATAGCCAATCGTTTGGATGCCATTAGGAAGCATCCTGATTCCCGTAATTTGGAAATTGAATTGGCTCTGATCCGACATCTCCTTGAGAAAATTGTCAACACATGCCAAGAAGATACCGATTATTTGCGTTTCAGTGGTCAAATTATGCAAATGGTAGACAAAATTTCCCAGCTACTCAAAACCAATATCCAAGTCGGCCAGATCACACACCAATTATTAAGTATTGAAGAGGTTGTCAACATTGCCCAGCAAATTGTGGGTATAGTTGGAGATTATTTGGATATTGACACGCTACAAAAAGTATCTGATCGCGTGGAAGAGGTATTAATGGGAGCGTATGAATGAATAACCTTAATAAGGCCAAGCAAGCCATGATTACAGCCATACTGGGTGGGTTAGCTTCACGCAGAGCTACCAAACCTAGTGTATGGGCTACTACCTATAGAGTCATGGGCAAACCGTTCCCTGGCCCCTTCACTTTCGATTATCATCCTTGGACAGAAGACATGTTAGATGATGATTCGGAAGAGTGTGTAGGACAAAAAGCAGCGCAAATGGGCTTCACGGAGTCGGTCGGGATCAATCGAGCATTTTTTACGATTGATCGCCTCCAACAAGATGTCCTATATGTACTCCCCACGAAGACCCCTGACGCAACGGATTTTTCGTCGGGCCGCTTTGATCCGGCCTTAGAGCGTTCACCCTACCTGACTCAATTATTCACGAACGTCAATAACGTGTCGTTGAAGCGAGCGGGAGCGAACAGTCTGTACGTCAGGGGTTCCAGAGCAAGGAATGCATTGAAATCCCTACCTGTAGGGTTAATTATATTAGACGAGGAGGACGAGTTTGACCAAGAGGCCATTATTCTCGTCCGTGAGCGTATTTCGGGGCAAGTGGAAGGGGCACGACAGATTTGGCATATCTCTACTCCTAGCATTCCTGGACATGGCGTCAACGTCACTTTCGAGCGCAGCAGCAAAGCCAATTTCTTCTTCCCTTGCCCTCATTGCACTAGACATATTCGTCTGGTATATCCCGATTCCTTTACCGAGGCGGGTTATATTTGTACGGATTGCAAGCAAGTCATTACTGACGAAGAGAAAATGCCTGCAATTCGGCAGGGTGAATGGGTACATGCCAATCCTTCCAAGATTCACGGTTATCAAGTGAATCAGATGTATTCGCCAGTGATCTCCCACACCAAATTCGCCGAATCTGTGGCCCTGAGTCAGACAAATGCCGCGGAAGAACAAGAATTCCACAATTCCAAGTTAGGCGAAGCGCACATCGTGTCTGGTTATAATGTGACGCCCAATCATATCGAAGCTTGCATGAAACCCTATAAGATGCGTGAGAATATTGGCGGACTCATGACTATGGGGATCGACGTGGGCGGTCAATTGCATGTGGAAGTTGACCAGTGGCATGAATACAAACAAGATTCCATAGATATTAACGACAACATGTATCCGAAACTGCTTTTCGCAGGGACGGCGAAAACTTTCGAGGATATTGATAATTTCATTTACCTTTTCAGGCCCGCGATGGTAATTATTGATGAGCAGCCGGATACAAGAGCTGCCTTGACTCTGGCACAAAGGTACCCTGGGAGGGTTAAATTATGCCATTATGGCGGCCAGTTGAATATAACCACCTATGAAGATCGGGTTTCCGTGAACCGCACGGCTTGGTTAGACCGATCTTTGGGTAGGATCATTAATCAAGTCATGGATCTGCCAATGGATACACCGGAAGAGTGGAAACAACATACGCAGCATCTTGTGCGTAGGCCAATGAAAGATGCAAACGGCAATATTTTTCACCAGTATGTGAAAACTGGGGATGACCATTATGCCCATGCAAGGAATTATGCGGAAATTGCCTTGGCTTGCCTAGAAATAGGTGGAAATCAGCCAATTACGGAGCGAAAAACATGACGATTTGCCATCCCACATATGATTCCACCGCGCTGACGAAATATCGGCTCACATATTCTGATCCAACGCAATTCATGTCCACATATCTTTACCAGCGGTACAATGAAGAAGATGCGGCATGGATGGATAGGCAACGTTTGAAACACAACCCGGCCTTCGCAAGGGAAGCTGTAGATGAATTCGCGCGTGCATTGGTACAAAGAAGCAGTGAAATCAAGCGGATCGGCGGGCACCCACTGTACCAACGTCTCGTGGAAGGGCTAGAAGGCGGGGTAGACCGTCAAGGTAATTCCATGAATGCCTTCCTTTCCAAATATATCGTTGGCGAACTCATGGCTATGGGATCAGTAGGGATATATGTGGATAATGACCCATATACGCCGAGTACGCTAGTGCAAGAGTCGAAGCCTTATATTTACTCATATATTGCTGAAGATATTTTGAACTGGCATTACCAAGATGGTGAACTCATGGCAATCCTGTTACGAGATCATGTGGAAAAAATAGAAAATGGCTTACCGACAGGATATGAGTGGAACTATCGTAAGATTTTGAAAACGGAAGATGGCATATTTGTGCAAATCCTAGACGAAAGTGAGGTAGTTAAGTCGGAATATTACTTGGCGCTTCCACATATACCATTCGTGCGGTTGCATATCCCCTATAGTCTATTGCGAGATACAGCGGATTATCAAATCACGTTACTGAACATCAGATCTGCTTCCATTTACCTAACTTGGTCAGGAAACTTCCCATTATATACCGAGCAATATGATCCACATGCGGAGTTTGCTAGACGCACTGATCCAGAAGATACGAAAACCAAGATAGGTACACTTACCGGTGTCCGTTATCCGAAAAATACGGAACGGCCAGAATGGATACATCCCAGCTCTGAACCATTGAAAGTTACAATGGAGCAGGAAGAGAAGCTGAAACAAGAGATCAGGCAACTCACGGCTTTGGCTATAACGAATCTGTCTTCTCGATTAGTAAGCGCGGAATCGAAAGCAAAAGATCGCGAAGGTTTGGAGTCTGGCCTAAGCGTTATTGGCATGGCTCTGCAATCAGCGGAGAGCTTGGTGTCAATGTATTGGCATGATTATAAGAAAGCGAAACCCGCACAGATTCAATATCCGCGTAAATATGAGCTTCTTGGCGAAGAAGAGCGTAGAGCAAATGCCAAGGAACTTAATGATCTTCAGCACGCGGTTCCCAGTGTGACATTCCAAAAGGAAACAGCGAAAATTATAGCAAGCACACTGCACGGGCATCGCGTGCCCTACGATACTCTGGTGAAAATGCATGAAGAAATTGATGCATCACCAGTTCCCACGGCGGATCCTGAGATTCTGAAATCAGATCACGAGGCAGGTTTCGTTTCCGATGAGACGGCTTCAATTGGCCGTGGCTATAAAAAGGGTGAGGCCGCGAAAGCACGAAAAGACCATGCCGAACGCATCGCGCGTATACAAGCAGCACAATCTTCAGAGGGCGCTCGTGGTTTGAAAGATCTGGATACTAATCCTGGACAGTCCAGTGTGAATGAGAAAACTTTGGCACAAGATCCAACGAAAACAGACGACGGATCAAAACCGGTACGAAAGGAGAACAAATGATACCTCCGCAGACAGTGACGAGTCCACATTTGTATGTGGAAGCACCACCGAAGGTGGTGGAACCACCGAAGGTGGAACCACCGAAGGTGGAACCACCGAAGGTGGAACCACCGAAGGTGGAACCACCGAAGGTGGAACCACCGAAGGTGGAACCACCGAAGGTGGTGGAAGATTGGGCAAACTTAACTGAGAAGGAAGAGTAACTATGGGATTAACCTCAAGTGGTACAGTAACTGGCCTTTCACGAATCTACGTAGATTCGCGCGCCGGTGGCGCAAATGCTGACGGTTCCGCAGATAAGCCTTTCGATACTTTCGCGGAAGCTTTGGCAATTGTGCCCGATGTCTCTGATGAGGCATCTTTCAGTGCCATGCTATTGCGTATGCGTACAATCGTAATAGCTGGCAATGTTGGAGACATTGAAGTTGATGTTCCGGTGATGATCGACAATACGTCTGGTATTATTGGCACCTTGACCTGCACTGCTCCGGTATTGCTTGTCGATGGTGGGTATATTACCACTTTGGGTGCGACAGATGCAGAACATTTGCGTGTCCAGAATGCAAGTATTACTACGGTAACACTGGAAGATTGTGTCGCAGCGTTTATTGGTTGTAGCATCACCACGCTTACGCCTTCTGGTGCGGGTGAGTTGCAGCTTATTAACGCAGTGGTTACGAACGAGATCACTATACCAGCGGAATACACGGCCACGGCGATGAGTTCGGTGTTGCTTGGTGGCGTTGATGGAAGTATTACGGATTACAACAGTGGAGTACACATGGGCACATGATGATAGAAATGGAAGAATATGTGGCTTGGCATCTTAAAAAGCGTGTGTGGGATCGCTGCACCGATCAAGAAGTATGCCTAGCCACAGCCCAACGTGTACTGAACAGATTACCATTGAAAGCAGAATTACCTGATCCTTTAACACAAGATTTCAAAGAAGCAATATTCGAGATGGCATTAGCATTTGCAGATGGTGTAGATACTGATAAAGAGTATAGATTATTGTCACGAACAACTCAGGGGTATGGCCCACTGAGGCAACAAAAAAACACTGCTATGGTTGAAGAATATCTGGCTTTGGGTATCCCGTGTTATGAAGCATGGCGTATCCTTTCACCTTATATGCAGACCCATAGGCAAGTGGACTTGGAGAGAGTATCATGAAATTAGGCCGGAAAATGTACAAGATGTACAAGATGTATCCTATCATTGGGGATGAGAACAATGAACCAGCGGGTGCGAAAAAAGAAGTTACCACATCCGTGACCATTAAAAAAGATGAAAAAACCGGACACACTTATTATGAGCTTGATGGTGGTGTTCGCTTATTCACGCAAGAGCATTTGAATAAGGAAATTGGGCAAGCTCGTGTGAAAGCGTCCGAGGCTAATAAGACTCTGATCCAGCAGTTGGAAGAGTTGCAGCAGAAAGCTACAACTACCGAAGCGGTGAAAGAGGAATTGGAACAGCAAATTCAGTCTCTGAAAAGTAAAACCATGACTCAAGAAGAGCAAATGGCGCAAAAAATCAAGGATCTTGAAAACAATCTGAAGATGACGCAAGAGAATTTAACGAAAGAACGGGATACTGCCCAATCGCGGTGGCAAGAAGAGCGTATTACTAATGCGCTTCAGCTTGCTGCATTGGATCATCCTGTATTTTCTTTCGAGCAAATTTTCAGCATCATCCGCCCCAAAACTCGGCTGAAAGAGGTTGTTGATGAAGATGGTAAACCTACTGGAGAGCATGAGGTTATAGTAACCTTGGACGTACCTGACGACAAGGGTGTTGTTACTGTCAAAGAATTGGCCCCTACACAGGCTTTGGAAACCATGAAAGGTATGAAGAATAGATACGCAAACCTTTTCATTAACCAAGAAATACCTGGTGTTGGTGGGACTAATAATCCTCGCAAACAAGGTGCATCTGACGTCCCTGGCCCAGAAGATCTGGTGTCTCAAGAGGCGTATAATGCATGGAAAAAACGACAAGGAAAGTAATTTATGAAAGTATATCCTTTGATTGGAGACATTGACGCGCTTGTACCGGAATGGTGGGCACGTGAAGCTCTTGCGTACATGGAAGCAAAAAAGGTTCTGCTTGGCCGAGTTAATCGCGATTATGACAAGTATTTTGCAGTCGCGGGTGAAACGGTGAATGTACATCATGAGCTTGGTTTTACGGCGAAACGTAAATTTCAGGGCCAGTCTGTTGTGAAGCAGCAGCCCCAGGCAACTGGCGACACTGTTGTGCTGAATCAGCACTTGCATGTTACCATTGAGATTGATGATCGCGATCAGCAACGGGCGCAGCAAGATCTTATTGCCAAGTATGCGCCGCGTGGTGCGGAAGCGATGGTTAGTGCAATGGAGCAGGTCATTACTGGTGAAGTTTACAATTTCGTGGCACAGTCTGCTGGCGCTGTTGGCATTGCCGCAGCGGATGTTGATGCTGGTGTCATGAATCTTCGTGAATTCTTCCAGCGTGAAAATACCGGTTCTTCGCGGTTGATCTCAGTTGGCGCGGCCACTGACAAATTGCTGCAGAACGTGGATCGGTATATTTCTGCATCGGAAATTCAGGATTCCATAGCTCAAGGCTCTATTCGTAATGGCCTTTTGGGGCGCCTGCGTGGCTTCGATGTGTACGAAAGTTCCTTCACACCGGAAATCCCCGCAACACAAACGACTGTTGAAGGTGCCATTGATAATGGTGCTGGGTACATTGCTGGACAGACGACATTGACGGTGGATGGTTTTGTTGGTGCATTGACCAATGGCTCTTGGTGTCTTATTGAGGGCGAAATGCTACCTCACAGGATCAGCACTGCAACTGGTACGCCTTGTACGCAAATCGTCATTACACCGGCGCTACGTGCTCCCGTTGCTGATGACGCAGTTATCACGGTCATGGAAGCTGGTACGGTGGATCATCCTGATGGTGTTGGCGAATCGTATGCTGCACAGTATGGCGATGTCATCCAGGTTACTGGTTTCACGGATATGCCTATTAGTGGTCAGGGTATCACGTTTGGTAATTCCAATACGGGGTACATGGTCACGGATGTCGATGAGGGTGATAGCACAATCCTGTTGAACCGCCCGTTGGATGAAGCCGTGGCTCATGGCGCAACTATTGCATTGATGCCTTATGGTAACTACAATTTGGCAATAGTCCCCGAAGCTATTACGTTTGTAAACCGTCCTATGGCAACCCCGCAGTTTAGTGTTCGTTCAGGTTTCGCAGCTGCTGATGGCTTGTCACTGCGTGTGACCTTTGCGTATGACGCAAATTACATGGTGACCACGGTGACGTTTGATACGTTGTGTGCGGTGAAGACTCTTGACACTCGCTATGGTGGTGTGTTTGTATCATAAGGAAACAAGTGTATGATTACAATGAATGCAAAAACTGGCGTCCCTCTTGCGCCGTTAGACTGGACTCCGCTTAATATTGCGGAGGGTCTGACGATCATAAACGAGGGTGCTAGTGTGCGCACTGCGGGGAAAGTCGCAGTGATCTTTGCCAATACCGATGACTATGGTGGCGAAGATCTCACGATTACCGTGGCAGTGACTGCACAGCTTTCGGAAAGCGGTGAATCTCTTGACGCTATTCCTGTAACGGCTACTGTGGCGCCTGAAGAAATGGTGATTTTAGGCCCATTTGGCCGTGAGCATGAAGGCTCCGAGAACATACTAACTTTCACTTTTACCGGAGAGGAGGGCAGTTACTATGCGTTCTATACCCGTTAAAAAGTACCCAGTTATTGGTGATCGAACGGAAATACCACAGCCAGATGCAATTAGCCCCTTGGAAGGGTTATATCTCAATATGGAGACTGATGTTGATCTCGTGAATGGCATGACTATGACCAATTCGCGCGGTAAACAGATTGTGGTATTCAAGAATACTGACGAATCTGTCGATTTGGTGGTGACGCCTAATGTTACTGCCAAAGTTTATACTTATGCTGTTGAAAGTGTGCCTATCACAATCGGCCCCGGTGAAGTTTGGGCAATTGGGCCGTTTTCTGCGAATTTCGAGGAAAGTGGTGAAGTTACTTTTGACTTCACTGGAGTATCAGGAATATGCCAAGCGATACGATTACCCTAATTAGTATCATCCAGGACTATGGCCCTGCTATTGCTGCAATTGCATTCTTTTTATGGCGGGACTGGCGACGTGAAGAACGAACAAGTATTCAGAACGATAGTTTGAACATTTTCATCCGTGAGCGCCTTACGGAAACGCTGGAAGAGAATACCCGTGTAATTACGGAAATGATTAATAATTGCAGAAAAAAAGGGAATAAGGATGAGTGATTTTATTTACTGGCTATTACGTGAGTATGGTGCATACGGGACAATAACCCATATAAATTCGACAACGCTTGATCTTGAAACTGGCATGGAAACGCTGGATCAAGAAGAGCATGAAGAAAAGATGGCTCTATTGCCTGTATCCTTTATTTCAACGTATAGCAAGCAAGTAAGATCCAGTGCTGATTATGGTAATCTGTATGCGCAAGGCAACAGCATAGTAGTTTTGCAGACGCCTAGTTTTGAGATACATGTAGATGATGTGGTGACTGTCGGTACATTGACTTTCAAAGTCAAGGAGTTGACACCTTACCCATTAGAAGATGCTTATGAATTGGTGGTACGGGCATGAAAGATTTATTACAAGCGGTTTATAATCACTATACGTTGGATGGCATGCAGACTTATTATGAAGGTCAAGCGAAACCAACTGATGTGACGACTCATCGCTGCGAAATTCATCTATTCGGCCCGTTCACCAATTACATAGGCCGCTCAGGCTATATGACTTGGAAGGTGTATTTGTACTTGACTTTGAAACTTGGATCAGGGGTGTATAACTGGTCTGACATTGTTGATAGGTACATTGCACAAGCACACAAGACTCTTGTATTTCGAGATGATGATGGCAACCCCGTTGATTGTTCCGCACTCGATAGGATCAAAGTCGTATATCATGGTGCTACCGAGTTTTTAGAGTATTGTCAAATTGCAATTGAGTATCAAAAGGAGATTTAAGTATGAAAAGATATCCTTTGATCGGTGCTAGCGGTTTGCAAGTCGGTAAATCTGTCGATCTTGCAAATGTCGCGCTATTTCTGATGACCAAAGCAACAGAAGTAGCCACTGAATATGATTGGGTATTGATGAAGTTTGGTGAAGGCAATCTGACGTGGACGCTTTCACAAGAACCCGTGTATGAGTTGAACCGTAAAGAATTGGATGACGTGTCGAAGGGTAATGCCAGTCCTTTGGAAGTTACGTTTGAAGGTAAGGCTACTTTCGTGGCTTCTAGTGGGACGGAACCACATACGATTCATGAAATTCTTACAGGTTACAATTTCGCGACGGGTGCAAAGCAGTTTTACGGCACGCCCGAAACGTGGTTATCTGAATATGGTTGTCCCCCTTATTGCTGTCAGCTGGAATTTCATAGCATCCCGCAGTTGGAGTGCCCTCTTAGCTCAGCATTGGGTGAAGCAACGTTGTTCAGGTATTTCCGTGCAAGTAGCATTGGCTGGGACACCTCATCCAAGCGCGTGAGTGTACGTGGCATGTCGCATGTGAAAATCCCGTTTGTACAACGCTTCGATTTTGCAGCGGCTTATGCCGCTGAACTTGGAGATGAAGTACTTACAGAAGGTGAACTTGTACCTTTGGAAGATCTTGGTGGTACTTGGCCGGATGATCCAAGAGCTAGCTAAACAACCTATAGGAGATTGGGGAGTATGAAACTTAATGGTATTGTCCCGAAAATTCAACGCGAAGTGATAATTCCGATATTATCAGACACAGTGAAATTCTTTTTCATTGCTTTGCCTATTTCAAGCTATGATGAGTTTGATCTTCTGTGCCCTATGCCGAAACCTCGAATGGGTGGTGAGCCGGGCAAAGAAAAACCTTTAACTGACACTTCTGATTACAAGGAAGCGATGGCACATCATTCCATGCTATTTACGGAATGGATTTACGTGAAATCGCTGGCCGAAGCAGCAGATGAAGAAGGTAATAGGGAACCAGTGGAATGGCAGACTGTTGATCGTGATGACATTGAGACTTATCCGAATTGGCGTAAAGAGTTGAAGGAAAATAACGGATTAAGCGAAGGCGATATTCGCCGGATAGAGTTGGAAGTCCTGAAATGCAACTCGATGGACGATGCGCTCATTGAGAAAGCGAAGGACGATTTTTTAGCTATAGCCAAAAAGGCGGGGACGTCGTAATCCCCGATGGTCGGACTTTCCTTTATGCTGTTTGGAAGGCTTGCCTACGCTGTGGGATCAAACCCCCCGGAGTAGGCAACACATGGGATGAATGTAGCCCAGTAGTACAGGCTCAGATGATAGCCTTTTCGGAGATTGCAGACTATGAAACACAGCGGCTCTTTTGAAATTCCTGGCCTCGGTGTCGGGATCGAAGGGGCCGCTGTCCTTATTTCTAACAGATTAAATTATGCATATTTGCGAGCATTACAAGATTATATGACTGATGTTGCGAAGCGAATACCGGTGTTGACAGGTGCAACACGGACGGCAGCTTTGCAAGTGTTAGATGACATTGAAGATAAGCTGCAAGAGAGTGGCTTACCTTTTGAGCCTTCCGATGTGGATCTAGAACCGACTACAAGACAAGTTCCTGGATCACCATCATATCCTGCCACACCTGATACAACACCACCTTATAGGGGGAAATTTTCCCCTCAGCATTATTTTGATTTAGAATCGCGTCAAGAGTGGCGATATGAAGCAGAGACGTACACGGATGCAAGAAGCATAAGATCATTTTCTATGGCCTCTGCACATAATGGTCAGATGGATTTCGATTTCGTTATTATAACAGAAGATCAAGGTTTCAATTATTGGGCTGATGGTGAACCCGCGAAATATAAACCTGAAGATGCTGCTGTTTATGAATATGAAAATAAGATTGGCGGGTATGTACAACAGTATGTAACCCCCACTTTGAATATATTTATGCCCAAAGCAGGGCAAAGTACTTTTGACTTTGGAGATGCATAATGGCTAATATAGAATCAACTATTAGTTTAGATGCACGTGAATATATACAAACTGTTGAAACTATAACAACAAAACTGCAAGAGTATCAAGAGGCTGCCGATGCCGCTAAAAAGGCTGGTGAACAGTTTGCAAATACTCCCCTGCCTAAAATCCCTGTGGGCAATGTTTCTGCTGATCTTCAAAAAGTGGCAGCAGAGCAGAAGAAACTAATTGATGAGATCAAAAACCAATACACTGCCTTAACTACGCACATGAAGTCTATTAGTGAGACTTTGCAACAGCAATTTCAGAAAACACAACAAGTAACCACGGCAAGCAAAACACAAGTAGATGTGGCAAAGCAACAAGTTACACAAGCACAGGCAGTAAATAAAGAACTTGAAAAGCGCAAGGGCATAATACGTGCTGCTTTGATACAGGAAGAAAATGCTCAGAAGGCAGCATTCAAACCTAAACTAAGTGCAACTGATACAAGTACAGCAACACCTGAAGCACGAAGGAAAATTCAAGAAATTCAAACTGTTGCTTATGGTGAACATGCAGCAAAATTACGAAGAACTTTAGATGCCGTAGCGAAATCTTATGATGATCCAAATAAGCCAGCGGAGAAAGTAGCAGAAGAGACTCATCGTGCCATGAATATAATGAGTGGCGTGGGCAATGAACGTGAACGCGCACAACTATTACAAGAGAATATCGAGGCGCATGAAGCTATTACTTCTCTTAAAAGAAAAGAAGAAACACTAGAACGAAGAGTAACGAATGAGATTCAAAGGCAACTAAGAACAAAAAAGCAAGTAAGAGAAGAAACAGAAAAGCAAGCGAAAAAGACTAGAGGCCCAGCTAAAGAAACAGATGCCATTAATGACATTTATGCAAGTCTTTCAGGCAAGTTGAAATTAGGGGCGCACCCTTTCTTAGAACGGTATAGTGATAAACGAGTTGCTACTATTCAACCCGGTACGACATTAGAAGATACGAAAGTTATACAGGATGTAAGAAAAAAGGCTGAAGCACAAGCAGAATTGCATTTCAGAGGTATGCGGAGAGATGTTTTTGCGCGCTACGCATCTGATGCAGAAAAAACGAAATTGACAGTTGCCAATGCATATGCTAAAGATCCTGAAGGCAAAGAAAAAGCAGCACGTGCTATTGATGTAATGATGCGAGCGCCATCAACTGATCCTCAAAAGCGCTTAGCAGAGCAAAGAGAAGAGGATGCGCTGCTCAAAGAAAACTTGACCGCATACACTGCGCTTGTACGTCTCAAAAACACTGTTTTAACGCTTGAGAATAAAATAACAGCAGAAGTTAATAAACAATCTAAACTGGCAAGAGAAACGGTTTCAAAAGCCGAAAAAGATCAGGTAGCATTTAGTCAAGAAAAATTACGTGCTTCTCTTTTACAAGGAAGGCAGTTGGAATGGCTGCAAACGACTTTTCAGAAAACACATGGGCGTGAGATCACGGGCTTTGGTAAAGTTGATGTCACTCGCGCTGGTCACCAGTTACTTGATGTTTATTCTAAGACACCTATTGATCTTAAAGGAAAATATAAAGATTTAGCAACCGGCAGCGATGTTGGAAATTTTCAAAAAATCATTGCCGAGATGCAAAAAGGTAATACGGAATTAATTGGACAGTATCCTGAGTTGGCAAGAGCAGCTTCAGGTTATAATAAAGCGATTAAATATGGCGAGGTTGAGTCTGCACGTTTTGTAGCACATTGGGATAATTTCTTTAGGCTTGTGCTTGCGCGTGGCATAACTCTTGTTTTCTATAGCATATCAAATGCTATTAAGCAAGCTACTACTGATGCAATTGAACTTTGGAAAAGCATTGCAGAAATACAGACAATTAGTGGTACAACGAAAATGTCTGTAGATCAATGGGCACTTTCTGTTAAAAACCTTTCCAATGTATATCATATAGCACAGCAAGATGTGGTGGAAGCACTATATCAGATTCAATCTAATCAGGTAGCAGTAGGTCAAGGCGCAATTGTATTTGCTGGTACTGCTGCTGGATTAGCGAAAGCCACGAAATCTAGCCTCACTGAAGCAGTAAATGCACTTTCCTCAATCGTGAATTCATATAATATTAGCGTATCCAATGCCGAGATCATTTCCGCACAGCTTTTCAAGACCGTTGAATTAGGCCGTGTACGCTTAGGTGACATGGCTAATACAATCGGCCGTATAACTTCCATGTCTTCATTATTGGGAGTTAGTCTTGAATCTGTGGAAGCAATGATCCAGTTCATCACGGTTGGTGGTGTGAAATTCGAGCGCAGTGGTACTTATATCGTCAATATCATGAATTCGCTATTGAAGCCTTCAGATAAGATGAAAGCTTTCTTTAGCAGTATAAAAGTAGATTCTGGTGAGGCTGCAATCGCCCTCTATGGTTTTGGTGGTGTTCTTCAGCGCTTAATGGATTATACACACGGTTCAGCCGGTGAACTTTCTGAAGTAGTGAAAAATCTGCGAGCAATAACAGGTTATGCCTCTGTAACTAGAGATATTGGTAAGTATGAAGAGCTAGTTGGCAAGACGAAAACCGCAATGGAGTCATATTTAGAGGCTCAAAAGTATATTTATACTGGGCCTGGTGAGCGCTTTCTTGAAATTGTTACGAAGGGTAAAAATGTATTCATAGACGCGGCGCAGTCTATTTTGCACGCGCTCTTGCGCGTTGATGATTGGCTTAAAAAAGAACATGCTGATATTCTGCATCTTGGTTTAACGAAGGGTGCAGGAATACATGGATTAGCTGATGCACCTGCTTATATTCCTGCAGTGGGTACTCTTGTAGGTGTATCTTTATTGGGCAGAACAATGGCTGCTCTGCCTAATGATCCACAAATATCAAAAGCTTTTAAATCTGCTGGTAATAGATGGGGTGCAATACTAGCTGCAGGTGTTTTCTTAAATACGCGCATGAATCTGTATGCAGAAAAAATGCTAAATGACCTTAAAGATAACTATAGTGATTTCATAGATGACACTAAAATAGCAATGGAGAAGCGATATCATGAAGAGCAAGATCTAATTGAAGAGACTTTGAAAAAGCATACGCAAGCTTTCATGAAACAGAAGACTGCACTTAAAAC